GCCTTTGAGAGATGTCGACACCACACCGCTGGCAAAGGTTGCCTGAAGGTCATAGTACAGCGCACAGCTGTCAGAGATGCTCACCACTTTACTGATGGTGATGACATTATTATTTGTACCTCCAACAGTGATGCCATCACCCTCCGTCAGCGTTAGCTTTATGTCACCATCAGGCTTTGTCCTGACCTCTATTTTGACAGCTGCCGTTGCCAGGCTGATGGGATTATTACTGCCATCTACCAGCGTGATCGTACGCTGCAAAGTATCGCCCCTGTATGCTGTAATGTTGTAGATGCCTGGTGTCATAGTCTTGTCATTTTTATCTCAATATCATGCGGAGCTACTTTGTTTCCTCCGAAGTATGGGCCTAATAAGTACGCAAACTTTGAAGGCTTTACCGGTACCACGGCATGAATGCCGCGGCCAAGTATCTGCATGGTGTGGTTATGGCCGCTGGGCATCATGATAAAAGTGTATGGAATATTCATTCCCACCTTGCCTATCATCTGCCAGAATCGCTCTCCGTCTTTGTAAAAATATGCAAAGATGTCGATGTAGTTCGAGGAACTATAACGCCAGCCGAACCTGACAGAATTGTCTTGATGATGCGGCCAGTACCCGATGCCAAAAAGCTTGTTGATGTCAGCTTGATCTGCTCCAATATAATATGCACAGCTTGGCGTGAATGTAATTTCATACCTCAGCGGAGACATGCCATAAATTAATTTAGGCCATCTCATTGGTGCATGTGTGCCTGTTTTGATTATCATATCTTGACATAATCATTTTTGACATTGCCAGCTGCATGCATGTTCAGTAGTTGTCTGACACTATAGCCAAAGGTCTTCTGAAAGTGTGGTGCATCTACAAACTTCCAGTCCCCGCCCCACTCCCAGCCGTACTCTTTGAATATCTGCACCACCTCCATCCAGTCACTTTTCTTGTCTCCGTCAAAGTCACTCTTCGTATCCCATACCGCGCTATCAAAGTCGCCATCTTTGTCAGTGTCCTTCAGTAAGACAATGTCAACGGCAAGGCCATAGTTATGATACGACATACCTGCTCTTGCCTTTGTGACTATCTTCCCCGGCTTTGTCCTTCCCTGCTGATATAGTGCATCCTGTTGGGAAAATGTGCGCAAGGTAAAAGCAAAGCGGCACATGGCACGCCCTGTCAGTGCCTCGCATATCTCCTCATAAATCTGCAAAGCTTCCTGCCTGACCTTTGGATGGAGCAGAGCTATCCTGTCAATGGTAACCTTATCCATTCAGGCCATTAGTTGGTGGGAGTAACCTGCTTAGCAGCCAGCTGCCTGCGCACCAGTTTAAGTTCGCGCATGACAAACAATACCGCCCTATCTCCGTGGTTAGGCTTGGTCACATACTCAGCATAGTCGGCTCCTGTCATCTTAATAAATCCTTGCGAAAGTGTCTGCCCTGTAGAGTCAGTCAGTGTCCACTTAAAGTTGGCAAAGGTCTCCAGGTCATCTTCCACGCACAGGACATCAAGATTGTCTGCATCAAGTTGCTGACCATTCACCCATATCTTAAATTCCTTGATAGGGCTTTTCTTGGCTTGAGCCTGTACTCCGATAGTAAAAGACAGCATGATGATAGCTAAAATGTACCTCATTTTATTGTATTTTGTTCGTTTACTTGCTTAGCGATTTTGGCTCTGATACCTTCAGATGTCTTAGCAGGCATCTCTCCAAGAGCGTCGTAAATTATCTGTACCTCCTGCGTTGATAAGTCAAGCTTGTAGGTTTTCTGTTCACGAATCGTGAACGACATCAAAAGCGTGAACAAGCCTAAAACAAAAGCAGTAATAATCAGATAGCTGAAGACTTTGTGTGTTGTTTTCATGATTGTAAAGTTAATCATTCGTGGTTTTGGCGTGTATATAATAGACTGTGCCATCTATCTCTACGCGAATGGTTCTATTTGGTGAAGTAGGTGATACTGTCGCAACTTCACCAAGCCTCCAAGGTTTTGCAGTACCGCTCGTCGGCGCTCCTGTTGTGATGGTTGTAGTATTATAAATTGCTCCTGAAACTTGCAGTGAATAAGCTCCTGCATCATTTGTAGTATTCACATAAAGTTCAGATTGCCCTAATGTTAATATGGATGAACCTGAAGCATTGTAAAAATAAAATTTATCATCTCCATTCGATTGAGTCAATGACGCACCAACTGTCCATTGCGCTGAAGTAGAACTTATTTGATTAGAATAAAAACGCATTGCAGCTCTACGATTATTTGATCCGTCACCACTTGAAAACATCAATTCAACTGCTGCACCATTTGTCCCTTCTAAATAGTGTGTCATGGTGGATAGACTGCTTGTCCCACCTGATGCCTTGTAAAGTAAGTCAAAACCAGCTTGTGGTGTAGTAGCGCTCGTGGTGCCTAATAATAAAACGCCACCTGTAGTTAAAGTCATTTTTGTTACATCATTTGTCCTAAATGCAAGTTGATGATTGGAAGTAGTACCTATGGACATCCCTCTATTAGGCAATTGAACACCAATGCCATCAGAAAATATACTACCTCTCACTGTATCATTATTTGCTCTTACGTGCAATGTTGCATAATTTAGTGAGCCACCAGCTTTTGTATTTCTTACAAAAAAATTTATTCCTGCACCCGTGGTTGTTGTATCATCTAAAAAATACGAAGTACCGCTACTATATATTTTGCTATTTGTTAATGATCTTGTTGAGTTAAATATTGGCATATAATTCACAGTTCCACTACCCCTTGGATATGGCGATAGCATTGTTGAAGTATCTGAAATATTAACCTTTAGATTTATTCTGTTACTTAGCCACACAGTGTCAGTCTCTTTTAGATAAGGGGCCAACATAGAAGCTGTATCACCGGCCACAATATAAGAGCCTGATGAGCCTGCCATGTCGCTCCACTGAACCCTCACACTATCCCAGTAGAGGAACTTATTTTTCTGCACTGAGAAAATTAGCAGGCCGTTTCTTTTGTTGCTCGCGGTCACATGAGCCGTATCTCCGACAATGGGAGGCATGAATCCTTTGTTAGCCCCATAACGTGGACCAATAGAAAAATATGCAGCTGTGTCAGTCACTGCATTGCGGCCCACACTCATTCTGTTAGCAAACACATAGTCAGGAACAGGATTGACCTGTTGCGCTGTTGCATAATTCGCAATGATTAAAACCAAGGCTGTGAAAAGTATTCTCATTTTGATATAACGTTTATAATTTCTCCTGGCAGCAAAGGTAAGTTGAAGTATATCTTTTGCCCTTGCTGATACACTACACATTCATTGAACGGCACTGCTCCCACCTGTGGGATGCCATTGATGTCAGCCTGGCCGGCCACTGACTCGCTAAAGTTGATGATGCTCAGCGGCTCTTCTAAGTATGTTTGAATATCTGATGGTATGGCTTTTAGGTCATCATAGTCATATGATGCTGCTAGTGCAGGAAGCGAGGGGTAAGCTGTGTCACTCTGCTGCTCAAATACGATGTAATTCACACCGCTCAATGTGACATAATACCCATTTTTCCACCTCTCTTTACCCACTAAATTTGTCAGCGTTGTCGTGATGTCATCTACCACTACCTCAAGCTCATTGGTGCTCTGTGCTGTAGCTGTGATGGTCACACCCCACGTCTGCGTATTTATAGCCGTCACAAGGGCATCGCGTATGTCCGTGGCAGTGTCACCTGCCTGAGATGTATAAGTGGCGAGAATGGTCCCGAAATAGAAAGTAAAGGTATACCCGGATGATGGTGTCAGACCGACTCTGAAAATATATGTTCTGTCACTACCCGTCAGTATCTCAGATATCTCAATGAGCGAAGTACCAGGAGGCCTAACCACCTGACGAACTGCATACCATTGGTACTCTGTGATGTCTTGATTAGATGGTGCAGTGTTAAATTGGTCAGTATGCTTTACGCCTATGCCGTTTCTGTCAACCACCATGACATCAGCCGCCACAATGCCTGAAGTGTCAACGTATGAGCCTGCCTGCTGTACTATGTATGTCTTGACATTTATCATCAGCTCACGTATATCACTAAAATGTACTCACCTGCTCCGAGACTCATGCCAAATTCTATCTGCCCTGTAGAAGCATCAAATTTGCACTGGCTGCCATTCGGTGTGCCTACTGTTATAACCTGCAGACCGATGCCGTTCCTCCTGACATCCAGCACATCTACACCAATGAGCACTGCATTGCTGATGGTTGACTCACCGCCCGTGGCAGTGTAGTCATAGCTGTCCACATCCGTCAGCGCATCATTGACAGGAGTCTGGTTAAATGACGGGTCTCCTGACATGGTCAGCGTGAAGCTGTATGTCGCAAACTGCCCAACACTGCCGCTCACACTGACTTCATCTATCAGACATGGCACATCATAGCTCTTCTGATTACCTTGCGGATCCGTCACGCTGTACCTTGTCAGCACAATGATATGATCCGTCTGAAAATTAAGTAGGTCAAAGATGCTGTATTTGCCTACCCCTGCATCTACCTTTATGACACCGCTGCCGGTGATGGTGCCTGATGTACGGCCGTAGATATAGCTGCGCCACTTACCTGTCGTATATGGTGCAAGCTCTATCTTGTCAGTGGTTTGCGTGATGGTCACATCTTTTGCACAGGCAAAGGGGTAATATGCTGTGCCCAGCTTTGCATAAAAGACCACATTTTCACCCTTTACCGGATCGGCCATGATATAAATTTATTCATAGTAAAAGTCAAAACTATACACATCACTTTCGGTTGGTTCATTGCTGTCAACTGTCACATCATAAATTTCCATTAAAGTAGCTGACCAGGTACAACTCATAAAGTCAATCTGCTTCAAATTCACAATGGCGTAAATTTTTGCCGGGTCATCGTCTACAAATCTAATGGTATTGATCAGTCCGATCGGGAAATATGTGCTGCTTGAGTCCTGCCATTTTAGCCCGTACAAATTTACATCGAGCTTTGTCTTGTATGACCTGTTCATGAACCACCTGGAGAGCGTATTATGTCGCTTAAATGTCAGCCGCTCATCAGTTGCAACATCTCCGTTAAAATTCTTCCTTCTAAACCATTGGTCACCTGTCTTTGTTATGCCATCGGATTCAAAGATAGTCCCGTTCTGCATGGCACTATCTGTATCATCCAAGTATATCTGCATCTCACTGGCCTTCTTGACAGTCCTGGCGATTGTATACCTGTCGTAATCTCCTGTTATGGCAGGATCGTACCCACCATTCTTCTGCGGCCTTATTGTAATCTCTATGTCCTTGTAGTGATGAGCCGGCGAACCAGTGGCAGGCTTGTACAGCAGGACTCTAAAAATACCTGCATAAGGAGCCGGTGCAGACTTATAGCTGTAGCTATTCCATTCATTCGCTAATGTCGATGGATCTAACTGCGTTGACAAAAAAGGAACATTGGCGCTGTCCCAGTCAGTTGTGGCAAGGACCCAGTCACCATCATTATTAAGGCCGTAACGATACTGCAGTGACCTATCTCTTTTAAACAGCACCTGCATAAATTGTATGTCACCGCCGAAGTTTCCTTCTACCTTAAATTCAAAGCTTATATCAAGCTTATCGCCCGCCATCAGTTCAACATCACACGACTGAATCCAGGATGAAGCAGTAAGGTCCACATCCATGTCAAGGTAATTGTCATAGATCTCATTGGTGGCATCAAAGATGTATCTTCTTTGCCATGTTGCCGTAGATGCGACAGGCACCTCCTTTGATGTCTTATATCGGTTCCAGTCGTTTATAGTGTATACCTTTTCAGTTGCCGTCTCGCTTGTTAGTGTGCCGTCCTGGAAGAGCTGGTTGCAAAGTATCTCAGGTGGGTATTCAAATTTGAAGATGGTGGTCGTAGTCTTGCTTGGCTTTATGACTGTCTTTAGCATCTCAGGAGTGATCGGCTTCACATCTTCCTGCACTCCCACGAATACATCATACCTCTTGTTGACAGCCTGCCGATTGCCTACAGTCGGCCTGTTGGTATTAAAACCAACAAGATTGCCATCAGTAAAGTGTTCAGGCAGTCTTAAAATTATCCACAAGCCATTCCATTGGAATACTGTCTGATTCCAAGCCCGGTTAATCTTTTCGACAACTGTGTAGCCGTCCTCAAATTCATCCACGTTCTTCTCAAATGTGCGAACATTTACCACACATTGATCTATGCCGGTCTGGTTTGCTGAAGACGACATCGATGTGTGCAGAAGGTTTGAATAGATGCGAGAATAAAAAAAGTTCCCGACAACATCAGTTAATGCATATTGGATAAGATTAAAAAAGTCGTGAGTGCCTGCCAAATTTGCACCTGTGCCATCATTCAAAGCAGTCTCCTTTGCCCGGCCAAAGCCTTCATCTGCTCGCAGAGTGAGAATATGATTTGTACTTATCCACGTCTCTTCAATATCTTCCTGCGAAAGATAGCCCTGCCAGTAGTTTGAAAAGCTGGCAAAGTCAAATGTCACGATTATGTCAGTGTCATTGTCTGTGATAAAATTTTCAAGCTTCAAGCCACCGGCAGAAGCAAGCACCTGAATGGTTGCCTGCTGCGCACGCATCGGTTTGAAAAGATCATCGTCAGTGTTAAACTCTGCCAATACAAATGGCTGCGCACCTCCATTTATGTAAATTGGCGCACCATCATAATCTTCAAAGTAAAAGCGCACCCTGCACAAGTCACCCTGCGCATTATTGAATTCCATGATGAACTTTGTGGCCGCCATTATCCTACCCTCCCTATTCTTGCGTTAGATGAATTTAAAACCCCTACAAGGTCAGCACCTCGCTGAGTGAATACAACTTGGCCGCCAAGCTGCAGACCCCCCGTGAAGGCAGTATTGCCGGAGAAGGTTGGTGCAGCTGCTCCAGACAATCTTGGGATACCACCGCCGCCCAGAAGCGTGCCTAATATCCCACTGGACAACCCACCACCAGCACCGAATAGGCCGCCCGTAGTGACAGCCCCGGCGCCAGGAATGAACTTTAATGCAGCTGACAATATCAAAGCCTTTGCAGCATTGGCGGCCAATTGTATTAAAAGGCCTTTTAGGCTTGTTTTAAGACCTTCAATTACTGATGTGCCGTTCTGTATCGAATTAAATACTGAGTCGATTGCTGGAGCTATGAGCGTGTTAAATCCTTGTATAACTGTGCCTACAGTCTCTTGTAGTTTTGTTCTCAATTGCTCAGCCTGTGCAGCCGCATCAGTGAAGGCCTGCGGCGGGATTATTTTGAAGTCCGTTGGCAATTTTGGGATGGTTGCAATAATTCTATCACCAATTGACTTAAACTGCTTCAGCCCATCATCATATGCCGCCTTCAGCCTGTTAAAGTTGTCAGCCAGGTTCTTTTCGTCAATCTTGAAGCCAATGCCGACAACCGGTACTAATGTCGCGGCATTGGCAAGCCGTGCATCAAGACGTGCGATGCGTTTAAGCTCTAATTCTTCTTGTCGCTTCAGTTCGGCATTGGTCTTCTCCAATTTATCCGCTGCCTTACTGTCAGCATCTGCTTTTTTCTTCTGAGCTTCAGCAGCCGCCTGTGCTGGTGCTATCAGACCATTGTATCTGTTGATGCTCGTGTTGATGCCTGCATTAAGTTCAACAAGCTGCTTTCTCAAGTCCTGAACGACCTGGTTCTGCTCTATGTAGGCATTGGTGGCATCCGCGGCGGCAGAACCGATCCGGGATTGTTCGGCTGCCTGAGCAAGACCAGGAAGAGCCTGAGATTGTGCCCGCTGTGCTGCTGCCGCTTGGCCAAGCCTTGGTATAAGTTTATCAAGTACCCTCTGTTGTTTATCAAGCTCAACACTCACCCGGCCGATCTCTGACTCAAAGCCTTTGGTAACTGCAGCCTGAATTGTTGCTTGAGTGTATGCCTCAACAGCTGTGGTCAGCTTGCCAAGCTTTACACCTTCCTCGTCAATGTCACCGAAGTATGTTTTGTTGATTTCTTGGAGAGCCTTCAGCGCACTATTCCGCTCATTGTAGCTCTTCGTCTGATCTGTTACAATGGATGCAAGCGTCTTGACCTTTGATATCTCACCCTGAACACTGCTCGCCGCCTGACCTTGGATGTCAGCTGTAGTCTTTAGCTCTTTGTTGAATTTTGCATAAGAGTCAGCTGCATCCCTTGTCAGCTTTACAAGTTCATCCTGTGAGCCAAAAAGTGCATTGATGGCATTGCCCAGAGATCCGTACTTCTGAACGGCCACAGTGATGGCAGAGGATACAAGTGAAAAGCCAAGCAATAAACCACCAGGGCCAACCAAAGATGAACCTAAAGCTTTCAGTGTACCTCCAATTCCGCCAGATGTTTTGCCAAGACCTTGCAGAGATTGTATCAGTGGCTCAATGTTGTTGGAAATAGCAATAAATCCAAAAGGGGCATCAGATGCTATCCGGCCAAGGTTACCAAGGGCAAGGGTAGCCTGCCCAGATGTTTGGGGTAATTTCTTTAATCTACTTTCAGCGTTGTCTATTGACTTTCCAAGACCTGTAAAGCCATCCTGTGCAGGCTTTAACTTAGATTCAATATTTGTGCTCGAAACAGCAACCTGATCAGCTACTTTGCCAAATTGCTTTAGTTCGCCAGAAGCATCTTTAACCTCTTTGTCAAAATTGTCAATAGCATCTACTGCCCTTTGCAGCCCAGTCTCCAGAGCTTTTGTGTCTGCACCTATATTTATCTGGAGTTGTTCGCTCATTGACTATCCTTTGACCGCAATTTACGAAACATCTCGGCGATGTCATCCTCAGATGGCCCTGTCGGTTCATCGCCTGGTAATTTCCACAAATCTTCAGGAGTCGCAGGGGCTTTCTTTGGGTCGCCCCACATCCGTGCCATCATGTACATGATGAGCCTTGTGTTTTTGTAATCATGAACCATCCTATCGCTGTAACCTTGAATGACCAGCATGACCTCCCTGAATGTCATGGCTGCATAGTTGCTGCAGCCTATCTCACCGGTGATGTGCGCTTCTAACTTGTCCCACCCTTCTTCTGTCGAAAGGTCGAACTTTTTTTTTGCTCCGGTACTATGCTACTATTAGATGATTCTTGCCCACTAACAAGCTTTGAAGTCCATAGGCACTTTACAATCTCACCAAATACTTGAGCCTGATCCATGTTATCCTCCACATATTCAACAACATCCTCAAATGTAAAGTCAGGGTCTTCCTGCTTTATGTAGCAATTATTGAAAAGCCCCCAATACACTATAATGGGGATTAGGGCTAAATCTAAGCTTTCGCCAAGAGCTTTGCCGTTCTTTTCACTATATAATGTGATTTGACGTAGCGCAATAGTGCCGAACTTAATGCCGCGCTTCTTGCCGAGAATGTCGGCTTGCATGTATCCGTTCATGGTGTGTGTGTAGAATTAAGAAGCCCCGGCATGGTGCGCAGGTCTGCGGGATGCGTGCCGGGGACTGTTATATGTTATGCAGTGATATCGAGCGTGCCAGTAGACTGGATAGTGCCGCTGAAGTTGATGTATGCTCCACCAGCTGCATCTTGGTTGAGTGTCAGGTCGGTGAAAAACGCCTCACTCTCATGATAGTAAAGCGTTCCGATGGATGCACCGGTGACAGTGGGATTCTGGAAGCGAACCTTCACCTTTGTCTTGTTAACGATAGCACCGAGGCAGTCCTCGTAGCTTGCCTGTGAGCCGCTGGGAGATACCTCGCAGATAGCATCAAAGGAGAAGGTAAAACCAGGCTCCCCGATAGATGTGAGCTTCCCGCAGTTGGTCTCCTCTTCAGTGACAGTTACAGTTGTATTCACGGATGATGTACGCAAACAAACGAGCGTTTTGTAAGTGCTCGTAGGTGCAAAATCTATTTCAATGTTCTGGACTGATCCAGCTATACCTGCTGCCATGTTTTTTTATTTTTGAATGATACTTTGAGATAAAATTACAATTTTCCGGAGAATGAAGTATGAACCATCAGGCTCTATCAAATAGTTCACGCTGCTCAGCTGTGGATTCATAAATTGAAAGTCTGTATCCTCTTGCTGGCTGTATGGAAAAGGCAGCAAAGTATTCAGCACTTCCTGACCTATGCCATCCACTGTGTCGTAGTCAATTTTCTTGTACTGCTTGCATACAATGTCAAGCGTTACAGAGCCATCAAAGATGAATGCATTGTTATTGCCGACTTGGGTATAAGTCATGGCATTGATGTACACATATCGGTCCGGTGTAGTCTCAATTGGATAGCTATCATAAACAGTCACGCTCTTGCCATCATATGTGAGATTAGCAAGAGCTGACGCGTATAACTGCCTTAATGATTTGCCCGGATTCTTCATCGTTTTCTATTCACTACCGCCCTGATATTTGCCACTAATTTACTTCTCTCTGCCACAAATGCCGGCCAAAGGTACGGCTGTGGTGCAATACCTTCTTTGTATATCTTCCTTGCAATATTCAAAGCGTGGTTCTTGTCACCCTTCTTGATGATTTTCTTCTTTGTTCCCCACAGATAAATAGATTCAATGAACTGCTTGAAGTTACCGCGTGAACCTCTGCCTTTTATACCCTGCGCGACACTCTCAAGCTCAGCAGGTACACTTACCTTTCCGCGTGTGCCAAATTCAACATAAGGAGCATAGAAAGCAGATGCAAAGATCGAATATCTCAGCTTGCTTTCTTTTGCATTGCCTATGCTATTCCTCAGTTGACTGAAGTTACTTGGT